CAAGAAAGTAAACCCTTGATAATCTGTGTTTCCTGAAAGAGAAGCCCCGGAATACTCTAATCCCAGCGAAGGCACTTTATCAGGATTGTCTTTAAACTCCCAACACCAAGCGTGTGTAGCAAGCAACATGAGAACAATGGCGGCGATTATTCTTTTCATTTTGATCTCCTTTAGTTTTTATTTGTCCAGCTTTAAAGCCATATGGCTAAATATTTATGTTTTTCACAAAAAAAAGTATGAAGATGATCCTGCATCACGTAGAGTCGCCAACAAACAGAACATTTCTTACCCAGATATAAAAGCAAGCTCAAAAAAATAATAATAACTAAATAAGTAAACATGATGTTTTAATGTAATTTTTGTAAGCCCGTCTTTGGCATCGGTGAATTTTTGGGGACCCCGGATATGGGCCTTGTGCTCTTTATAGGTTTTGCGCACGAAAGGTCACCACCGTTTTGATTGTATAAGCCCGTCTTTTGAGTTGGCGATTTTTCTCCAAAAGGCGGTCAATGGCGTGCTGTGCGTCCTTCTTTGTAGCACATTTCCGGTAGGGCTTGCCAGCCCTAAGTACCCAGTATTTTATGCGTAGACGTGACATAGGGACTATCCTCAGTTCTTCTAAGAATAGCCCCCTATGGTACTAGGTAGCCCCCTGCGGTGATGGTGGTCTTGCCCCCTACATGCCCGCCCCCTTGAGAGAAACAGGGGGCAGGGTCTAGGGGGCTTAGACCTAGATCATTTGCGTCTGAGCAAGCGTGGTACAATAACCAGCCCGTAAATGAGCAACATCGTATTTACCACAATATCAGAGATATCAACGAGTTTTTCCATGTGAGGCCCCCTTAGCTTGCCATGCCTAACTGTGTGACGAGATACCGGTATAAATGCTTTCCGCTCCATTTGGTTAGATGCTCTTTGTCCCATTCTGTCAAGGGTTTGCCCCGCCATATCTCTCCAACTAATCCCTTTTCGTATAGGCTAGCCCCGATACGTTCAAAGGCATTTACCAACAGGGAAGGCACGTAATACTTTTCTTTGATGTGTAACTCTACATGGTCGGAGTGCGCCTGTTCGCCCCAAGTTTTACCGGTTTTTTCCTCTTTCATCAGACAGTACCAGCAATCCCCATTAGACGGCTGAGGAACCTTGCCAGCAATCAGAGCTTGCATATAACCCGCTACGTAGTCCTTGACTTGCTTTTTGGTTTTGTTAATGGCGATTGTATCCTTGGCCGTTGCTTCACGGCCATGAATAGGTATGCCCGTTGCATCTACTTTTAGTCCGTCCACGTAGACATACTTTCCATTCACAAACCACGCCCGGTCTTTTTGGGAGATTCGTGCTGGTCCGTAGGTGTTCATTCTATCTTTGGTCGTATGTGTCAACCAGCCCCCGCTATGGTAGATCGTCCATCCGTTAGGAAGGTACGTCAGAATATCGGTGGCATGGAGCTTGACAGCTATGTTGCCCTCAGCGCGTTTTTCCAAGTATGTGTTATTCGCCAGTTTCCGTCTATCCCTGCCATTGAGTTTTTCGATTGCTTCGTGATAGTTCATTGTTTAGCCCCCTATAGTTCCGTTTGATAATGCGCCCGACAAATCTTGAGCAATTGTGCATCGGTCGCTTTTTGGAATAGCTCTTGCTCCCGCAACAGGTCGCGGGTTCCAAAACATTCTATGTGTGCAATGACGTCATGCAATCCCTTTAACTCCTCGAATTCTGCTTTTGTTAGTTTGATCATATCAGCCCCCTATGTATTTCACTGTCGGTACTTGCCCTTGATCCAAGAGAAAATCTATCCATGCTAAGACGGAATCTGGGGTCCGGCATAACAGGGATAGATTTTGAACGGAGAGAAGATACATCTTATTATTTCCCTTCTGCTTGGGCGATGGCATCTATGGGATCGATCCACCGCAGAAAATATCCATCTTCACCTTTGAACTTGACAGACCAATACTGCAAGTTTTCGTTGTCAGCCACCTGTTCTTTGAGGTCCAAGATGGCCTCGCCTTCCGGTTCCCGTTTCGTAATAGGGTCAGAGTAAACTTTAATCCTCATTCCCTTTTTCAACGGCGTCGGCGCGTGGGTGGGTTTAGGACAAATGCACTTACCCTTGAGTACACTTGTATCGTCGTTAGCATCGAGACAATCGTCGGTATGTACTTTTTTAATTTTCATGGTAGCCCCCTATATCCCTACTGGCAAGGATTCTCGTTTTGCCAACGGGACATGATTTCTGATTTGCGATTTCAATTTATCGGTATGCTTTTTCAAGATTTGCTTGTATTGATACTTAGCCGTTTCTAAGGCTTGCTCTTTGCAGTAGTCATAGCCATAGAATCCCCAGCAGGAATCTAAATGCTCTCCCTCTGAGTTTTCGATGGTATAACCGTATACGTCTCCCTCTAAATATTGCGAGTACTCTCTAACTTCACCCTCTAAGAGTTTACGCGCTTTTTCGATGGTGGCTTTCGTGACGTTGCCATACTCTTTTTTAATTCTGTCGCGGGTAGCATAGATGACACCGACGAGGGATGTATCCCAGCCTTGAGCATCTTCCATGAAACGTCCGGTTTTCATCCATAGCCCCGAATGATCTAATAGGTAGAGCGGTAACTGCACCGGTGGTTTTTCCTCTTTCAGGAATTCCATTAAGGAATCCCCGTCGGGAAATTCGTGCTTATCGCCTAGTGTATAGTTCCGATGAAAGCACACCATTTTGCCTAGATTATCCCATTCGCGTGACGACTGCGGGTCATCGTCCTGCTGTATTTTGATTGTGAGATTTTTGTATTTTAGATCGTCCATATTAGCCCCCTGTATGCTGTAAGTGGAAACGTTCGAGCTGGAAAGCGAGAGAATCGACGACGACCTCCCAGTATCCGCGTTCTAGTTCCGTCTCAAACTCCTGTAATTTCTGCGACGCTTCTAAGTACTCTTGCTCTAAGATTTTAGGTTCCATGACGTGCCCCCTAAGTACTACTTATCTTCCATATAGAGGATATCAGATAAATAGAGGATTGTCAAGGGGGTACCAGACGATTTCTCCGACGGTGAAAAAATAGTTACCGTCGAGGATTTGAGGTAAAAATAAATATATTCTGTTTTTGATTGATTTATAGATGTATCTCTCCGACGGTAACTTGACATAGAAACAGCGTAGAGGTATACTCGCCACGCTCCAAACCTCCAACCGCCGGAGGAATTCCGGCTTTTGGGGGTTTTTTGCGTTATCTGCATTATATCAGTTATTCCCACCTCCGCATTTTCGATTCTAGGCCCCTATTTTATCCATTTGATGTCCTAGTATGTCCCCAAATGTATGAATAAGCTCTTTTATATGAAATTTGAGCCTAAAGATTGGTTAACGGATACCGCTAGGCTATCAAAACCAGCTAAAGCACTCTGGATTGATATTTTATGCCATATGTTTTTTGAACCGGAGCAAGGAGTCTATAAGCGGACCCTGGCGGAAGCTTCTAGGGAGCTTAGCTGGGATGCTAAGGAATTGTCCACCATTGTACACGAACTTGGCAAAGTGGCTAGTGTCAATGTTACGAGTAACGGAGATGTAACGGTGGTGTCACGCCGGATGCAAAGAGATGCTTTAGAGCGTAAAGACAATGCAATCAGACAAGCAAGGTATCGGCGTAACGCTGTAGTAACGCCACCATCACGGGAAAGTAACGCGGATAGTTATAGTTACAGTCATAGTTACCTAAAAGAAAATAAAGAAAAGGGTACGGCTGTAACGCCCGCTCCGGCTCAGGCTCCGGCTAGTCCTAAAGGGCCTACGCCTTCGCCTTCGCGGGCTAAAGAGACAGAGCCAAACTGGGATGACGCGGTTAAGTTCTTTGGCGATCTAAAGTCTAAGTTCCCCAAGAGGCAGAAATGAACGCCTTAGCGGTTGATCCCCATACCGGCTTTTTGACTAACGAGAATGTCAATGGGTTTACCGCTGATCGTAAATTACAGTTTTTAGCGTTGGCTCAGGAATTCAAGAATCAAAACTTGTTTCCAAAAGTATCGGTTATTTGCGATCAACTTAATATCAATATCACCACGTTTGAACGGCACTTAGACCTAGACCCCGTTTTTAGAGAGGCATGGAATGAGATAGCAACGCACGTAGAGTACCAGTGTATATCAGACATGCATGAGTTACGGCGCAAAAACCCTATGTATATGTTCGGTTTACTGCGTTATTTAAACCCGAAACGATGGAATCCCGACGCTAAGTTACAGATATCCGTCGAACACAATGCCATACTCCCATTGACTGAAAAGGCGCGGGCCATTGATGCTGATATTGCCCCGAATAATGAGAAGTTATCGACGGAGTAGCATATCCTTGCTAGGGATATGCTGGCGATCTATCGTCGGAGAAAGAGTGTAGCCATGCGAACTCAGACAACGAAATTTTCCCACCCCCCCTCCCATCATCATGATAAGTCCCCGCTAGAATTCGCCCCAGAAAAAAAGGTGTGCGTTCACCAATTTGTTCCCATAGAGCGCGTTGAAATAATCCTCGGAAATCCGATTTATGGAACGGCATTTTGTGAACGGAAAACCGTCAAGCGTTGGATCCAAAAATGCGCCCTGTGTGGAGTGGAGGTATCGTGAAGCATAGAGAGAAAAACACCGAACGCTGTCCGATCTGCGGCGGTTCGGGTGCGCACAGTTATGACTGTCAGCTGGAAATCCATCAGCAGACGCGCTGCTGTGACTTGGGCAAAGACGCTCTCTGTCAATGTGGAAAAAGTTCACTGGGGCTGCACACGGTGGGTTACTGTGAAGCGATCAAGTTGAGCGATGTGGGATGACGACGGTAAAACAACCTTCGCCGTCGGAGATGAAGGCGAACCTCGAATATCTGCGCGGGATGTGCGGTCGTAGTTTAAAGTTTTTATGTCGGGATGTTTTGAACATGCCCGACTGGAGTGATATTCATTCGGAGCTGGAGCAGTTTTTAAAAACGAGTGGTCCGTACAAACTTATTGAATTGCCCAGAGGCCATCTGAAGAGCTCCGTCGTTACCAAAGGCTGGAGCATTCAGCAGGCGTTACTCAATCCCGATATCAGAATACTACTGGCGAACAACACTTGGGACAACAGTCGGAAATTTTTAAGGAGCATCCAAAAATGGTTAGAGCCCGGTCAGATCCTTTCTCAACTTTTTGGGAATTTTGTTTCCATGCACTGGAACCAGGACGAGTGTACGATCCGGATGAGGAAGAAGGTCCTGGATGCGCCGACCTGGGCGACGACGGGTCTGGAGAAGGAGCAGACTAGCCAGCACTACGATTTGATTATTGCAGACGACTTGGTAGCGAGGGAAAATGTCAGTACACCGGAACAGCGCGAAAAGGTCAAGCTCTACATCAAAGACCTCTACGACTTACTCGAACCCCAGGGTCGGATGGTGTTTATCGGGACGCGCTGGCACCAATCCGATGCCTATGCGGACTTGGCGGAAGATCCCAGTTTTGCGAAGTTCATCCGTACGGCGTACAAAAATGACGATCGGACGCAGGTCCTCTTCCCGCAGAAATTCTCCGTCGAGAAATTAAATGACCTCCGTGCAAAGAAAGGCAACTACGAATTCAGCGCCCAGTATCTCAATAACCCGATTGACCCGGAAGCAGCGGATTTCCGGCAGGAGCAAATAAAATTCTATGACCCCACAACTCCCCATCCTGCGTCACTTTATCTCACCATTGATCCTGCTGTCAGTCTTTCTCGGGACGCTGATTTTTCGGCACTGGTCGTGGCAGGCATGTACGCTGACCGAAAAATTCGCGTGGTGGATTTTGTGCGTCGGCGGATGGTGCCTAGTGATCTGGTTAACAGCATCTTCGAGCTGGTAAAGAAATGGAGGCTGCACCGTGTCGGTATTGAAACCTTCGCCTTCCAGAAAACGCTCAAATACGAGATCCAGCGCCAGCAGAAAGAGCACGGCATTTTCTTTTCAATTGATGAGCTTGGAAAAAGACATGCTGGGCGCGGGGAACAGGTGCTGTCAAAAGAAGCACGGATTCGCCGTCTGCAACCTTACTTTGAGCAAGGATTACTTGAGATTCGCAGTGACATGCAAGATCTGCAAGAGGAGCTTCTCGCGTTCCCTCGCGGTCGGCACGACGACTTGATCGATGCGCTCTCTTACCAGCTCGACTATCTTTTCCCGTCGCAGGCACCACTTACTCTATTCGAGCCGACGGAGGTGGAGTGGCGTCCGCAAACGATGCGCCAAGTCTTGCAGAAGACCTGGAACAAAGAAGGCGCGGGGATCTTGGACCGTTATTTCAATGATCTGAAGCAGCGTGCATCCGAGCCCTTGCTCTCATGAAACACAAAATTTTACTTGACATAGAATTTTAAAGTTGTAGACTCGCCGCGCCGGGAGTCACTTTTTCGTAAGTCAATCGGGCTGTTGAGGAGCCTCAACCTTCTCAATGGCCCGATTTATTTATGCCCTTCGATAAATCCGTTTACGAGCATCCCGATACACCGGGAGCGGGCGCTTTAAAGCGTCGAAGACTGCACAAACGAAAAGACAAAATTCACGCCGTGATGGGGGAATTTAAACGAGGCACCCTTCGCAGTGGCGGCGGGGAACATGTGAAATCCCGTGCTCAAGCTATTGCGATCGCTCTTTCGGAAGCCCGAAAAGGACGTAGACAATAATGCCTTTTAAGAGCGAAAAACAACGCCGATTTCTTTGGATGCACCATCCGGAAGTCGCCCGCGCCTGGGCCCATAGTGAAAGTAGTGTTACCGGAAAAAAAGAAGGTCATGGGACAGCCGCCCTGCATCGTAGACGTCAACGGAGGAAAAAATTATGAGTGCGGCAGACGCCTTAAAACGCAGACGCAAATCCTTCCGGCAGATGTCAGGCAAAATGGGGGCCGGAGGGACCGTCCATACGCACACACCGCCCCAGATCGGTCGTCATTCCACCATTCAGGAAATCCCGCAGCGTAACTTTCAGAAAGGCGACATGGGAGCGAGCTTGCATCATTTCCGTCATGTCAATGAACAGCATGGATAATCAAGAAAAACCCGGTAAAGCCGAATCCCCCGACCCCGCCACAGAGAAAAAAGAAGTCTCGGCCTGGACAGGAGCGATCGAAGCCTCGCGCAAATGGCGTGACGATATTTCAGACGCCCAAGGCTGGAAACGCTTCATCAAAGAATTCCAGGGCAAGTGGGATATCTTAGAGCAGAACCTGGACATCCCCGCTATTCCCATCAATCACGTTTATTCCTGGGTCAAAACCGAAATTGCCCGACTCTACATGAACGATCCCTGGATCACGGTGAATGCTAAACGCATCGAGGATTTAGGAGCCTCCCAGATTGCGGAAGCGATCATCAATTACACCTGGGGGGAAATCGATTTAAAACGTCAGGCGAAGCTGGCGCTTTTGGATGCTTTGATCATCGGTCACGGGTGGATGAAAGTAGGCTACACCGCCAACTTCGGCATTGTTGAGGCGAAGGAACCCCGCGAGAGAAAACCCGGTCGGCCCCGCAGGGAAGAGACCGAACTGGATGTAAATGAATTCGTCAAATCAGAAAGTGTTTTTGCGACGCATTATCCCTGGACAGATGTTTTATTTGATCCCATGGCCACCTGGCCAGCTCACCACAATGCCCGGTGGATTGCTTTTAGGTGGGTGAAACCGATCCGGGCCGTCCAGGAATCGAGCCTCTACCGCAACACGGAAGATTTAAAAGCAGCGGATATTTCGGCCATTTACGGCAAGCCCAACGAGAACCAGCCGTTTGGCCGCGACGTGCAGTGTGTGGTGGGCTGGGAAATTTGGGACAAGGACCATGCCAAAGTCGTGACGATTGTTCCCGGCCACGACAAATATTTGCGTGAGATCCCCTGGCCGGAAGAATTAAAAGACAAAGATGATAATCCTGTTTCACCGGCCGTGATGTTGTCGTTTAATCCCGTCCCCGGCGAAGTTTATCCCGTCAGTGATATCAAGTTGCAGGAGCCTTTGCTCTTAGAAAAAATCAAATCCCGCTCCATTCAAGTCAATCATTTAAAACGCTGGAACCGTCAGATTTTCATGAAACCGGATTTGATGACGCCTGAAAACAAATCCAATTTCAAACAGGCCATCGACGGGGCCATCATCGAAATCCAGGGGAAAGCCAACGAAGATTTCTTCATCCCGCCGTATGCTCCCGTTCAATCGGACATCTATGGTATCGAGAATGCCATCGATCAAGATCTGCGCGAAATCCAGGGTCAGTCCCCGATGGATCGGGGAGCCCCGTTTAAGACGAACACACGTTCCGTTTGGGAAGCCCGGACGAGCTTAGCGGGTTCGGGTTCCCGAGCGGAAGAGCGCCGGGATGTCGTGGAAGATTTCCTGGCGGAAGTAGCGCGAAAGCTACTGGGCATCATGCAGAAAAAATATGACATTCCCAAAATCGCCCGGATCGTCGGCAATAAATCTCTCTTAAAAGCGCTCACGGTGTCTTCTCCCAGCGAAAAAATGCAGCAAGCGGGTATGCAGGGATTTGCACTCTCCTGGAACCGGGAAGATATTCAGGGGGAAATGGACGTGGACGTTCTGGCCGGCTCGACCGCTCCCATGGACAAAGAATCGCAGATCGACCAGATTGAAATGCTGGCCAAATCCGGTCTTTTGCAAGCCGCAGGCATTATGCCGGGATCGCCTTCCGCCAGAGCCTTGGCCCGAGAGTTCTTTCGTCTTTTAAATATCAAGTCTCTGGAAAACATTATGGATCTGGTGGATCAGCAGATGGCGCAGATGCCGGGAGGGATGCCGCCCAATCCGATGCAGCAAAAACTTCAAATGGAACAGGCCAAAACCCAGCAGAAGATGCAGGCCGACGCTCAGAAAAATCAGCTTCAAATGCAGGGGATTCAGGCCAAAACGGAGGCGGTAGTGATCAAAGCCAAAGCAGACGAAGAAAAATCCAAGATGAAATTGCAGGAGCAAGTGCTATCGAATGTTTTGAAGCAATTTGCACCGGCACCCACGGAAGGAAATGGCCATGGCGCAGGACTCTCCTGAAGCGATGATCATGCTGCGCTTGCCGGTGACGGCCAAGAAAGGCCGGAAGAAACGGGCGAAATTCAGCTTTACGATCAACGAAGAACCGACGGACTCTGTGGCTAGTGAAGAAGAAAAATCAATTTTGAGTCGTCTCGGAGCGTATTCTCCGATGCGGGTGATGAGGTGGCAATCGAATCCGATGCTCATGCCGGGATGATTTGCCGGACCTGTGGCCGCGACAGTTATCACATTATCACGCGTTATACCGATGGACGTCTGGAAGACACCTGCAATCAGTGCGGCAATCATCAAATGGCCCCTGTGTATGACTGTTATTTTGATAAACCAGGAACGCATTACAACATTTATGACGAAAAAGGAAATGCCGTTTTTATCGGGTCTAAAGGGGAAAAATCCTACTGGATGAAACGTATGAAAGTACGAGAAGCGGGTGACCGAATCCACGGGGCATCCTCTTACGATCCCACATATGCGCGTGTTGCCCAGCGAAATTTCCGAGAGCAACTAGAGAAAGGAGCTTAACATGAGTGACAAAGGTGGAATAAGTTCAAGTGGGGAATCCGGCGGTGGCCCGAGAGTTCAAACGAGCAAACCCCCGTCCGGCGGTCCTTTGGCCAGTTCGATTCAAGGATTAAACGAGACAGTGGAACCGGTCATTTTGCACGGCGGTAAAGCCAAGGGTGGATCCCCCTCGCGGGATTCGAAATAACATGGCCTTTGCATCAGACCGATTGCGCGAACGCCGGATGAAAAAAATGGATTCCTCGGCTATGGAAAGTGGGATGGCAAGTGAACCTAAACCAGAGACGGCTCCTCCGTCTGATCGATCGGTTCATTTGACCGATATGGAGATGAAATCCCTGGCTGGGAAATATCAGCCGGGGCAGGAAGTGAGCTGTGAAGTGACCGGGCGAATAAGCGGCGAAGGAAAATTGGACATTATCGAAATTCGTCCTTCGGGTCCTGTGGAAACCGAGCCTCAGATGCCGATGAAAATGAATCCCATGATGGCCCCGAGTTAAAGGAGATCGCATGGAACAAACTCTGGAAACACCCCAAGAGCAAACACTGGAAGCACCGATTCAGGAATCGACGCCCAGCGCCGATCCTTTTGCGATTGATGAACAGGAGTTATCCACTCTAGCGCCAGAAGCGCGGGTCGCTTTTGATAACGTCACGAAAAAGTGGCGTTCAAAAGTGGATGAGTATTCCCAATCGGCGGCGCAAAAAGCAGCAGAAGAGGCTTCCTCGCGGTACAAAGATTACGATGAACAGAAAAAATACGCCGACGCACTGCGGCAACTCACGCAAGATCCGCGTTTTGTGCAGTGGTATCAGCAGGTCAGCCAGCAGGGATCTCAGACGCAAGTTCCTCAAGTAGCGTCTCCTGAAGAATGGGCGCAGGCGGTGCAGGAAGCCGCCTCCGGCAACAGTACGCGGATGCAAGCCATCATTGGTCGCCAGTTTCAGATAATGGCGGCTCCCACGATGCGGCAGTTTCAAGAATTGCAGATGCAGACACAGCAGGACCGGGAAATTGACACACTTTTTAAGGCGCATCCTGATGCTGAAGAGTTGGACGAATTGGGACGTGAGACGGAAAATGATCCATCACTTCTTGAATGGGCCATTTATGACGTGGTTGACAAAAAAGGTGGCACCTTTGAACAGGCCTACTTGCAGGCGCGACGTATCGCCGACCAGATCAACAAAAAATCGAAGGATGCGGCTTTGGGTTTAGTTAACGGTAAAAAGCAGTCCGTGACGGAAAAAACATCACAGCAGTCGAAGGAAAGCGACAACATCATAGAAGTCGCCAGCGCAAATGAAGCACTGCGCAAGAATGTAGAAGCCAGTATGAAAGGTCAGAAGGTGACCTACGTGGCGAAGAACCGCGTGCTGGGTCGAAAATAGAAAAGGAGTAAATCATCATGGCAGTTACTGACCAGATATTTACATATGGTCCGGCCAACGTAGGGAGCCTACTTGCTACTACGTTGTCGAAGTATTCCAAAAAGATGGCGGACAACATTTTCCAGGCTGTTCCGCTATTGGCGTTTTTAGGTCTTAAAAACAGGATTACGGAAGATGGCGGTGCCACGCTTATTCGTCCGCTCATGTATTCCAAAAACAACACGGCTGCTTTTTATTCAGCAGACGATGTATTGAACACCACGATCCAGGACCCCTACACGGCTGCCCAATGGCAATGGCGTCAGGCAGCGGCATCGGTTGCCATCACGGGCCGAATTGAGCGCCAGAATTCTGGCGACAGTCAAGTCATTGATTACGTGACGGCTCAGATCCAACATGCGGAACTTTCGCTTAAAGATCTGATGGATCGGTTCATGTGGCTCTCGGCTCAAACGGGACCGAATATCACTCCCTTACCAGCGATCATTGCGAACACAGGAACGGTGGGTGATATCAATGGAGCGACTTATTCTTGGTGGCAGTCGAACATTACGGCTTCAGGTTCTTTTTCCGCCCGTGGTCTTTCTGATCTGCGAAACGCCTGGAATGCAGTTAACATACTGAATCCTCAAGGACCGGTAGATCTGATTCTTTCGGATCAAAACAGCTACCAGTATTATGAGGCGACACTGGTACCAGCCGTTCGTATTACGGATGTGGAAATGGGCGATCTGGGGTTCCAGAACTTAAAGTACAAGACTTGCACCTGGACCTTCGATCCCAACGCGACCTCGGGTAATATCTGGGGGATCAATTCCTCCGCGATGGAACTGGTGCAGCACAACCGCACGCAGTTTGTTCTCTCCGAGTGGGTCAAACCTGCTGATCAGGACTTGAAAGTGGCAGAAGTGCTCTGGATGGGGGAACTCACGACCAACAATCGGCGTAAGCACTTTAATCTCTCCAGCGTGACGGCATAAGGAGGTCCATTATGGCATTTTCATCGACGGTTAGAGGCACGGCCTATTTAGGGCCTGGGTTGCGCGTGACTTACGGAGAATGGACTGGACTCGTAGGGGATGCCGCAGGAACATTTACCTGTGGGGGTCAGTATATTGGCTCTTTATGGTTTAAGAATGACACAACAAGTGAAAATCCCAATACGAGCCAGATTTTTCCAGTGGTTCAATGGGACGAAAATGTACCAGGAGCATTAACCATTCAAAACCAAGACAATGTGGAAAGCGGATCTTTCATTATCTTTTCACTTGGGAACTAGAGAAAATTCTGCGGCCCGTTAATGGCGCAGGACTCTGAAAGGAAAAATCATGTTATTTAAACAGGCAGCAAGAGGCGATGAGCGCATTTATGCGACTTATCAAAATGTCGAAGCATCTTCCTTGACTACCGGTTATGCGGTGGCTCTGGCGCAAGGGACATCGGGCGCTTCGTTTAATGGAACCCAGGCTTGTTTAGCTGGCTCGGGTGCCGTTGGACGTCAATTGGGTTGGATCGGGATTGCAGCGCAGGATATCGCGCCCAACGCCTATGGTCTGGTTCAAGTCTACGGAGCTGTCGCTTCGGTCTTTGTGTCGAATGCAGGAACTTCGATCACCATCAATTCAGGAGATTCCTGTGTGCCTGCCGCTTTGGCAGGAGGCGTTTATTGCATAGCCGCTCCGACCTGGGCCGCTTCGGGATTCGCGGTGCTGGTAGCATCGAATACCTTACCGGCGGTTTCAGCGACCGGTTGGATGAGTGGATTCATGCGACATGTTCTCTAAGTGATTGAACAACTTCTGGATCGGCAGTTGGGACGCAAAAGCCCCAACCTGCCGACCCGGATTTTTCGCTGTATGAATTGTCAAAAACTGCTTTCCGTGCGTCAAGTTAATGCAGGCACGTGTCATGGGCATCGTATATGTCTGGAAACGGAAACTCTCTTCAATTACCTGAGAACCGTGATCCATCTGTAAAGCGGGTCCTGGTTGGAATCCCCTTAAAAGGGCACACCCCTCCGGAGTCCTATGACGACCGGATGAAGATGTTCTATTACATGGGCGGCCGGGAAATCGAAGATAAAGTCCGCCAGGTGAGTCCGCGGTACGAATTTATTTTGGTCTCTGCGGGAGAGATTTTTATTTCTTATGCCCGCGAGATGTTGGCGGACGTAGCCCTCCAGTATCACTGCGATTACCTGTTTATGGTGGACGATGACATGATGGCTCCAATGGATTTGTTCTATCGGCTGGTGAAGCACGATGTTGATATTGTGGCCCCTCTGGCCTTTACCCGTAATCCGCCGCATCGGCCGGTGATGTTTAGCGTCGTGGACGGTTTTGATCCGGTCCTGCGTCGTCAGTATTACATCAATAACACCGTCCACAATTATCCCCGGAATAAGCTGGTGGAATGCGATGCCGTGGGCTTTGGCGCGGCACTCATTAAAACCGACGTGTTTAGGGCGATGAAAAAGCCCTGGTTCATGGGCACGATGGGCTGCGGGGAAGATGTCCATTTTTGTGTCCAGGCAAAGAAACTGGGATTCCATGTCTTTATGGATACGGCTACGAAGCTCGCACATTTGTCCCATCCCATCGTTGTAACGGAAGACTATTCCGATCAGTACAACAAATTGACCCAGGCGGAAAAAGACAAGTTTTATGGGTTCTATGACAAATACGAAGAGAAGGAACCATGTCCCTCGTTAGCATCCTAATTCCGACCTATAACAATCTGGATTATCTGATCCCTTGTGTCAATTCGATTTTGCTGCATCAGGCGACGCCGGGACTCTACGATCTCATTCTCATTAATAATGGCGATAAGGGCTCGATGCCCCCGACGGATAAAAATCCTGAAGTCCGGGTGATTGAAGTCGGAGAAAATCTGGGGTGGGAGGGGGGACTCAAGCGCGGCTTACGGGAAGTCAAAACCGAATTTGTTGTTTTCATGAACGATGATACTTATATTCCTTGTTTTTCCGCAGGTTGGTTAAATGAAATGTTGGAACATTTTTCCGATCCAAAAGTGGCTGCGGTGGGACCTTCCTCTAATTGTGTGATGGGTCCGCAGAATGTCTTTATTCCCTCTATTGCCCAGAATGTTTTTAATGCTTCCTTTTTGATTGGTTTCTGCGTGATGATCCGTCGATCGGCTTTGGAGGAGGTCGGCGGAGTGGATGATCAACTGCCATATCATGGCGATGACTTGGATCTTTCCATTCGATTTCGAAAGGCCGGTTACAAATTGATCTGCGATAAGCGCATTTTTGTTTATCACCATGGGTTTAAGACGGGCGGCCGGGAATTTGGCAGCGCCTGGAATTCGGTTGAAATGACAGAAAAAACTAATATGCACCTGATCAAAAAACATGGGCTGAAGGAATTCTGGAAAACGATTTCCAGTATGCCGCCCGAGCCCGAATGGGCGCGGGAGGACAAAGAAGGAAATGTGATTCGAGGTTTAGTCAATGGAGGTCGTGTTTTAGACCTGGCTTGTGGGGATAAGAAAACAGTACCTCAAGCTGTCGGAGTGGATTGGGTCGCGCCGGGGGAGAAGATCCCTGGATTGCGCGGAGAAAGATCGGTCGCGGATATTGTAGCGGACGTATCCAAGCCGCTTCCCATTGAACCGGAATCCTACGATACCGTGATTGCGCGGCACATTTTAGAGCATATGCTCGATCCGATTCTGGCACTTAAAGATTGGGGCAAGGTGGTGAAAAAAGGCGGCACACTCATCTTGGCTGTTCCTAATCAGGATTTGCGTAATTCGATACCGATGAACTATCAGCATGTTCATGCTTATAACCCAGAAAGTCTGAAAAACTTGATGCACACATTGGGCTGGCATACCCAAGAGATTATCGATCCGAAGAATGAAGTGAGCTTGATTGGGGTATTCAGTAAAAATGGACTTCAATAAACCGCGCATCGCCATTTATTATTACGTCCTCCCATCAACGGGCATGAGGAACGACGGGCCCCCTCTATTTCTCCAGGGGGCCTTCCGTTCCATTTTAAATGGCAATCTAAATTTTGGGGATCACGCGGGTAATGTAGTGCATCTCTGGCCTACTAATAGCCCTAAAGATTATGGTCAGTTTGATTTGCATATCTGGCCGGATCATGGAGAAGATGCTTTAAGTGTTCCTACCGATTGGATGCCGCCTCATCCCAATGCATATTGGTGTTCTGACGCTCACTTAGGCTATGACTATCGACTGGGTATGGCCCAGAAATTTGATTATGTGTTCTGCTGCCAGAAACGTGCCATGGATGAATTTATCCGCGACGGAGTCCCCACGCACAAACTCTATTTTCTACCTCATGCGGTAGAACCCACGTGCTACCAGCCTTTTGACATTATCGAGAAATGGGACTGGGCTTTTATCGGGTACTTAAATTGCCCGGAGCGGATTGATCTCTTAGATCGTTTCTGTAAGGAATTTCCCAATTTTTACCTGGGCTGGCGGAATGCTCAAGCCCCCGGATGGAATGTGCTGGAGGATGCGGCGCGGAAAATGTGTCAGGCGAAGATCATTCCCAATCGCACCATTTCCGATGATATTCCCATGCGTGTCTTTGAGACTTTGGCCTGCAAACGGCTTTGTTTGACCAATGAAATTCCAACTCTGGGGGATCTTTTTGAGAATGAAAAAGATCTTGTCACTTATCGAAGTATTGAGGAAGCAGTGGAACTTGCCCGGACTCTTTTTGTGGATGAGGAAAAACGAAATACCATCGCTGAATCAGGTTTTAGGAAAGTTATTCAAAATCATACCTATCAACACCGCGCAAAAGAAATCCTGAAAGTATGTCTTGACTATAAACCTGAGGAGGAACTTGTCAAATGCTAATTCGCCTGATGTCAGATGGAAAGAATAACAGTGAGCACGCCGATAAACTGATCGCCATTGATGGACTCCCGGAAGAGTGGATCTTTGACCGCCGTAAGGACATAGATCAAAGTGGAAATCCAGATGAACGGTTGTTTTTGAAAGACCCTTGGGAAGTGGATGTGACAGAGAATATCCCTGTTGATATCCGCTTTAAATTCCAGCAGGAACCCATCACAGTATGGTTTGAATCGCCCATGGAAATCCGCCCGGGTACCATTCAAACGAGCGCCAAGATGGAATTTGTGACTTTCTTTAAGAAAGCGCACGGATTCCGACTGAATATGCAAACCAACGGGGGAAAACAAATGTGGGATCAGATTTACGATCTCATGGACCGTGAAACACCCCGCAGCCAGAGAATCCCCGAAGCGGCTGTGGTCGGGAACAAAATTCAGTGGCTTTTGAAGGTGGAAAACGTCCCGCACGTGAAGCTCACGGGCTCAGAGATTGAAATCCCCAAAGAACAGGTGGTTGTGATCCAGCCAAAACCCACACCACGACCCAACGAATATCCCTGTCGGACCTGTGGAGATATTTTTGATAAGGATCGGGGACGTTGGATGCATGAACGTCGTAAACATGGGGTCAAAGAATCCTTTGTCCCCGAGAAAGTCAGAGTCCCTGCTTAAATGGCTTTTCCTCAATCTTTCTGTGGATATCAAAGAGTAACCACTTCGGGCACTATTGGAATAGCCAGTAAACCGGCGATTTGTTACGGCTATTCTGTCTTGTCGGGGGCAGGGGGTGTGGCGCAACCTTGGTTTATTGATGGGGCGGCTACGGGGGGAACAATTGCTTTTATAGCGGATCCTTCCAGCGGTGCCGCTTCCAAGGAACGCACCATTACCATCCCGATCGGGACGACCTTTTCTACTCAGATCTATGTCAGCTTTGATGCCAATACAACGGCCGTAACCGTCTTTTATACGGAGAATTTTTAATGGCTTTCCCACAATCTTTTTCGGGATACCAGCGGATTACCTCCTCAGGCGTCATTGGGACATCCGGTAATCCACTCATTTTTTATGGCTATTCTCTCCATTCGGGGGGAACTGTTTCAAGCGGCACATTTTTCTTTAACGGAACTTCTACTTCCGGCGGAACTGTTTTTCAAAATGATCCATCGAATGCCGCAATTAACGCCGATAAGATGGTAACGCTGCCTGTCGGAGTGACTTTTCCTAGCGGATGTTATGTCAGTTTTGATGGAAATGCCACAGCCGTAACTGTGTTTTACACAGAGGCTTTTTAAGGAGTTGATTTTGAATGCAGCTCCAGAATCTTCAAGCTGAAGTTTTCGCTCAAACGGGACTCGATTCCACCAATACCAATAATATTACCGAAGTCCAGCGGTGGATTAATATTACCCAACAGGACATTGTAGGACGCTGGCCCTGGACTTTCCTGCGTGGTGAAGAAAATATTACCACTGTACCCGATTACACCACGGGAACGGTTTCTATCAGCTCCGGCGGAATAACGGTCACGGGTGTGAGCACCGTCTTTACTTCCAGTATGGCTGATGGCACCTATAAAATTCAATTCGAGGGGGCTTTGGATTGGTACACCATCAGCACTTATGTGTCCGCTACTTCTATTACTATTGGAACCCCCTATGCCCCTTCCACTAATTTAGCCGCTGGAAGCACTTATACCATTCGGCGCATGTATTATCCGCTTTCTTCCAATGCCGATCGCATCATTGACATAAAAAACAACAATACGCCGATAAAGATGTTTGAAACCGACATGCGAACGCTGGATTCTGTGAGTCCGGACTTGCAGGCGACCAATAATAGTTATGCCTTTGTTGCTTGGACAACCAATACCACAGCAAGTTCCGCTTATTACCAGAACATCATGATTCAGCCCTATCCTTTCCCCTCCGATGCAAGGTTATTGTGGGTGAAGACAATCCTTCGCGTTTCTGATTTGGTAAATGCCACCGATACCTCCGTCATACCCGTTAAATGGCATCACCTGCTCATTTGGGGGGCGTGTGCTTTGGGATGGATGTATAAAAACGTACCCGAAATGGCCACGCTCTGGAAGGAAGAATATGAAAATAAAATCGAGGAGATGATGCTCCAAGGGAAACTTTCGGAGGATGATAACCCTGTTTTGAAGTCGGTGGATTCCGTGGCTCGTGGCCAGTTTATCCAAATGCCAGGGAATTACCCGATCGTTGGAAGTCGTTGATGGCCAATTTAGGGTTGATCGGTTTTAACGGAGGACTGAATACGAAAGCCAGCGCTTTTTCACTCGGACAGAATCAGATGACCGCGGCTCAAAATGTGCGGATCCAATTTAATGATTTATTCAAAATTAATGGATCCGCGATGATTAATACCAACGCTTTAAATTCGAGCGCTCAGATTACCGGTCTTTTTGATTGGCAAACCGTTGCCCAGAACCGTTATTTGATGATTGTGGCAGGATCTAAAATTTATTCAGATGCCAATTTAGGATCTGTTCCGGCGGATATTACGGGTGCCGCGACCATTACCGCAGGAAAGCTCCACACGTTCGCTTCTCTAAACAATATTCTGGCTATCTGCGGAGGTGCGGATACGCCTCTTCAATGGACAGGAACTGGAAATGTGGCTTCTTTATCGGGAAGTCCTCCGACTGGCAATTTAGTTACCGTGGCTAATAATTTCATGTTCATTTCAGGAAATACAACGACCCCTTCACGGTTTTGGTGGTCCAATGCGTCTGATCCTAATACGTGGCCAGCGGGGAGTACCTTAGATTTCAGAATTTCTGACGGTGACATTATCACAGCCATTGCCCCTTTAGGACAGAATCTGGTGATCTTTAAACGTCGATCTACGGGGCTCCTTTATATTCAAACAACCGTCACTTCAGGGACGGTGACTTTGGCTCCTCTGACTCAGGTTAATACATCTATGGGATGTTGCGGCCCTTTAGGTTGGGATACTTTACCGGACGGACGACTGATCGTTCTGGGATGGGATGCTCATTTACGGATTTTTGATGGCACCAATTTCACTGATATTTCCGATCAGGAACCGCCGTATTCCAATGTCCAGCCTAATTTAGATGCAATTAATATCGCCCAAATTCCCAATGCTGTAGTAAAAGTCTATCCTACTTTGAATCAAGTATGGGTCTCTTTTGCTACGGGATCCAGCAGCACCAATAACATGATTCTGGTTTACAACTATCTTCTACAAGTTTGGGAATGCATGATTCCAGATCGACCTTCCAGCGTTCTAGGGGCGACCATCGATGGTCGAGCCTCACCCAAGCATCCTATTGTTCTTATCTCAGGAGATTATGGAGGATTTGTTTATGAACATGACACCGGAACTACCAACGTCCAAAATACCGACACCCACATTGATGGATACGGGACCGTCTCCGTCGTCCTCTCCGATGGAGATGGACGAAAATTCAACCCCAAGTCGCTTAAACTCCCCATCGAAGCACAGGGAGCTGGACAACTTCAAGTTGGATGGGGATACGATGGCCTGACGGATATTAATCAGACCGTGAATGTTTCAGAAAATCAAACAGGTGCTTTACTCGATTCTACTTTCTTCCTAGATAAAAGTCTCTTAGGAGGTGCTTCCACCCTTTTGCAGCAGGTTCCTCTTTCGTCTGAATCGAATAATCATACGCTTCAAATTCAATTCCGGAATATGAATCCTTCTCAACCTTTTACAGTGCATCCATTCTGGGTGAGTGATGAGGTCATTACATGAGTTTATTTAATCGAGTTACAACATGGGTCGCCAATCAGCTTTTGAAATCAGCCGATCTGAATGGCGAATTTAATAATTTGGTTAATGGCTTAAATAATTTGGATGGTGCCACAACCAGTTGGACTAATATAAAAACAACGAACATTGTCCATGGGATTACTAGCTATCGTCGCCCTGTCCTGCAATATAGCTCAGGCACGGTGATTAACATGGAAACGGGGCTGGATGGAACGTCCGGTGAACTAATGGTTTTCTTTCCTAACGGCGGAATTTACAAGGACTCCACGGCCAGTCATTTCAATATTGATTTAACTCGG